CGGAACCAATCAAGTTTATTATAAGGCAAACCTTGGAGTTGCTGGCCCAACGTATCGAACAAGCTCATATGTTGATTTGGCCTGTACCATTTGGGGTGGAGGTACTAGTTCTGCTTCTACTTACACTTCACACATAGGTTTTGGTTATGCAGAAGTAGGAAGTGCATCTGGCAAAGGTGTACCATACATGATCTTAACACTATTTGATCCAGCTAACTCCGGGACCAATACAGCTTACGATAAAAAAGGAAAATGGCGATATTATTATAATACTGATCTTGCGAACGAAATTGGTTGTGGTAATTATTCATCATCCGAAGCTCATACCTGTGTAAAATTTTTCCCTAGTAGTGGCAATTTTGCAAGTGGAGTTATCAAACAATATAAAAGACCAAACGCCTAACAATAGGAGACTACAATGGCACGACATCATATGACATCCAAAGGTGAAGTACCCTTCACTTCAGAAGAAGAAACAGCTCGCGATGCTGAAGAAAAAGCATGGGCTGATGCCGCTCCCACACGAGCTTGGGCAAGTTTACGCCAAGAGCGTAATGCAAAATTAGCTAACACTGATTGGATGGCTTCCTCTGACGTACCACTTAGCGATGAGTGGAAAAAATATCGCAAAGATTTAAGAGATTTTCCTGCAACTCTAGACGATGCCAGTGTGGTTAAAGAGTACACTTTCCCAGAGGAGCCATCATAATGAGCATTACCAAGGTAAACGCTGATGTGATGGACTTGTCTGATGGGTATGCCTTCACTGGTGCTGTTACTGGGGCTGGTGGAGGTTGGGAATTTGTAAGTTTAGTAACAGCTTCTTCGTCGGCAACCGTTGCATTTACGAGTATGACAACAGGATATGATTGGCTGGTTCGTGCTGTTGGTGTTTTACCAGCAACTGACAGTGTTTCGATGTCAGTAGAACTTGGCGTTTCTGGGCCAACTTACCGAACATCAGGCTATTTATCGACAAGCATGGGAACTGGCAATGGATCTGATTATGATTACTCTGCAAGTACAGCAGACATAAAGCCGTATACTCGTACTCAAGGCAACTTAGCAAGTGAAGGTGGTCAAATGAGTATCGAACTTACTGATCCTGTAGCGGCTACCGATACTTATTATCGTTTTACGGGATCAATGGTTTCATCGGCAGGTTCTACAATGCAAACAACGGGTGGGGGTTACTACGACAGTACTGAAGCTCATCCAGCCATTCAATTTAAGTATTCTTCTGGCAACATAGCCACTGGATTTTTTAAACTATACCGAAGACCAAATGCCTAATGGTTGTCGCTGAAACTCTTGCTGGTCTGAGCTTAATCAACGCATCAGTCAAAGCGATTAAAAGTGTAATTGGAACTTGTAAAGATGTATCTGAAATAGCAGACCAGATTGACTCAGTAATCACTGGAACTAAACAAGTTCATACGAAATCACATCCTATAGCTACTAAATGGGATAATTTTATAGGAAAGAAGTTAGGTTCATCAGCAGATAAGTTTTCATTAGGAGCAATAGCTAAAGAAACTATAGAAGAAAAACTAGCAGATGAACAATTAGATCTTGTTAGACGAATGATTAACAAAAGATTTGGTCCTGATACTTGGAGAGAGATTGTTGAAGAGAGAGAAATTAGAATAGAAAAACATAAGAAAGAACAAAGAAAAGAGACAGCAAAGAAACAAGAATCAAACGAAAAACTTTATAAAATATTAGAAACAGTAGCAGGATATATCTTTCTAATAGTAGTTATAGTAGGAGTAGGAGCTTATATTTGGTGGGCTAGAAAATAATGGAACTTGGTGCTAGAGAAATATTAACTTTTGCCACGGTTCTTGCTGGATTAGCTGGAACATGGGCTGTTATAAAATCAACAGTTGCACGTATTTTAGAAGATTTAAAAGGTATTAATGAAGAAATAGCTTCTCTTAATGCAAGATTAGATGCAACAGAAAGTGGTGACGCTGTAATGCAACATCAAGTAAAAGTACTAGGATCAATGTTAAGTCCAGCTGAAATGGCTGCAAGGTCCAGGGAATTAGAAGGCTTACAACATAGAGTTAATGCATTACGAAGAGATATAGATACACTATTAGGTATTCATAATGGATCACATCCACCAGTTAGATAGGAAAAACAATGACTTACAAGGATATAAAATCATTTAAAGACTTTATTCGTTGGATATTCTTTATAGAAAAGCCTCAAAAAGCTGTTACTATTCCAGTAATAAAAGTAAAGGTTAAAACTAAAAAGAAGAAAAAGAAAGGAGCGAAAAAATCTTAACATTATTAGGAAGTGTTCTAGGATTTGGCACATCTTTTCTTCCAAGAGTCATGGATTATTTCCAAGACAAGGCAGATAAGAAACATGAACTAGAAATAATGACACGACAAGCTGAGATACAACTTGATAAAACAGCTATTGATGCAAATATACGAGAAGTTGAAACTATCCATGAACATGATGCTTCTCTTGATGGTGGGGGGTTTGTCAATGCTATTCGGGCTTCTGTTCGTCCTGTTATTACTTATTTATTTATGGCCCTCTTCATCGGAATAGAGGTTACAACTTATTACTTGCTGATACAAAATGGTGTTGCTCCCGGAGATGCATTAGTTGCTGCTTGGGATGAACAAATCATGGCTATGTGGGCTAGTATTTTAGCTTTCTGGTTTGGAGGAAGGCAATTTAAGAAGTGAGAACTAATGACGAAGGTATTGAAATTATTAAGAAATATGAAGGATGCAGTCTTAGGTGTTATCTCGACCCTATTGGTATACCTACTATCGGTTTTGGTTCTATTTGGGGTCTTGATCATTCTAGGTTATCTCGCAATCATAGGGATATTACCCAAGACGAGGCAGAATTCTTACTTAAAAGGGAACTTCGTCAGACTGAGAATTCCGTTGCAAGATTGGTTACACAACCGCTTACAGTAAATCAATTTTCAGCAGTCTGTTGTTTAGTGTATAATGTAGGTAGTGGAAAGTTTAGAAGTAGTACAATAAGAATGAAACTAAATAGAAAAGATTTTACTGGAGCAGCCAATGAATTCTGGAAATGGCGTAGAGCTGGTGGTAAGATCCTTAGAGGATTAGTAAGGCGTAGAAAAGATGAAGAAATCTTATTTAGGAAAAGCTAATGGCTAATTATAATTGGGAATGGAATCCTGCTGGTGGATTTGATTATGCTAAAAGTGGACTAGAAGGTCCATCAGGTACTTTTGCAAATGTTTCAGATACTTTAGCACAAAGATTAGGTAATGATCCAACAGCACAAGCAGCTATTGCTGCTGCTGCTGCTCACGCTGAACAACAACAACAACACCAACAAGCTCTTGCTGCTAAAGGAGTTAGTTTAAAAGAATATAATTCTTTATCTCCAGAAGACAAAGCAGCAGTAGATCATCCAAATTTTAATTTAAAACCAAGTGGTTTTGGATCTTATCGGTATCCAAGTGTTGATGCTTATCTTAGAGGACAAGAACGTAATCTTGTAAGTGCTCTTATAGATCGTGGAGTACGTGATCAAGCTTCACTTGAAAAAGCAGTTACTGATGCAAAAACTGGTGGTGCTATTCAAAATGTAAATCCTTTTCAAGGGTTAGTAGACCAAGTAAATAATGAACTTGAAACTTACGATATAACTAAAAACCCAAAAAATTATAATATTCAAGAATTTAATCCTTCTCTTTTACAGACACTAATTAATCCAGAAATTAGAAAGCAACAAATAGCTAAACTTACTGGAGACAGAGCATTAGACACTATGATGGGCTACGCTGTTCCAGCAATAATGGGAGCAGCACTTCCTATAACTCCAAGTAATATGCTTTTAGAAGCTATTTCAGGAAGAACTCCTTATGGACAAATGTCACGATATGGACTTCCTTTTGAGCTTAGTAAATCAATAAGAGGAGATGATAAAAATACTATCTATTCTTCTTTTCCTGATATTCCTACTAATGTTGATTATGGAAATGAGTACATACCACAAGCTCCTCCAGTACAAACATTAGATCCTAACATTAATGCTGGAGCTTTTAATAGAGAAGCTGCCTTAGAAGAGTTAATAGGAAGAACACAAGGTAATACAATTAATCCGGGCATAAGTGATCTATACTTTAAAGACATAATACGTAGAGGATTAACAAGACAAAACCAAGAGCTTGGAGAAAACATAGATGAGAACCAATTCAATAATGCTTTTAGTTCTGACTTTTTAGGACAAGGATTATTAGATGATGAAACTACTAATCTACGAGGACAGGCTACCGACAGATTAAATCAAGTATTTACTGGTAATGCTTTCGATCCATTAGATGATAGTATTATAAATAGTATAGTACAGGAACGAGCAGAACCAGCTAGGAAACAAATATCTACAGCTGTAGCTAGAGGTAACTATAATCCTACAGGTGGTAGAACTGCTAACCAAGCTATAGATTTTCAAACTCCTGCTGCAACATCAAGAGTTAGAGAAATAGGTGAAGGAGTTCTTGGAGGTTATGGTAAGGATATAAGTGCTTTAAAAGATACAGCACAAGCTGGTATTAGTGGTTTTAAATTAGGAGATGATCTATTCGATGTATCTCCATTTGCTGAACAACGCAGTAAATTAATAGAAGATAAAAGCCAATCTTTACAAGGGGATATTAGTAATGCTATAGGTAATGAACCATTATTTAATTCTGGTGAAGCCCTAGCAAAAGGTGGTAGAGTACAGGGAGTAGTCTCTGGTCAGCCATCAAATCAAACATTCTTAGATACGATAGCTGCTAGGGAAGCTCAAGGAGCACGAAATAGTAGAAGTCGTGGTTTAGGTTCTAGAGGAAGTGGAGTATTTTAAATGGTTGATTGGACAACAATAGGTTCAGGATTGCTAGGAATGATTGGCAGTAAGATGACTGCTGATGCACAAACTGAAGCTAATCAAGCTAATATAGCAGCAAGAGCAGCAAACCAAGAAAAAGGTATGCAAGGTCTTACTGGTGGTAGTGCTTTCCAAACTACAACAAGAACACCAGAAGGTGGATTTAATGTTGATCAAGTAGGTGGAGCTGATGCTGCAAAAGCACGAGGCATTACATCTTTTGGTGATATTGCTCGTGCTGGAAAAGCTAACAAACTTACTGACTTTGACTTTACTCTTCCAACACAAAGAGATGCACAAGGTGTAGTTGATAGAGATATTGGTAGAAGACAAGGATCGTTTGATAAAGGTGTTAATACTTTACTAGAAGCACAAAGACAAAAGTTTGGTGGAGTAAATAATACTGGAGAACTTCCTAATACTATAGATGCTTTATCAAGATTTAGTGATCAGAATAAATTCAATAGAGAAAGAGATGCTATTGAGTTATTTCAAAAATCCAGATCTAATGATCTTGCTAATGTTAATGCTCAATTAGGAAACTTAACAGCAAGAGCACCAGCTCCTGTTTATACTGCAGGAACTCCCGGAGCTACTGCTGCTCAATTAATAGCGCAAACTCCTCCAGCAACACAAATAGCTGATCTTGGTGGTGCTGCTCCTTTTATGGGAGGACAAGCTATGCTTAAAGATATTCAAAATCAAAACATGGCTAGAGAAAACAATAAAGTAATACAACAATTATTAAATAGACAGATGGGCAATCAACAAGCTTGGCCTTGGTAAGGAGATAATAATGGCTGAACGACCACCTATAAATCCTTTCGCTAATTTAAAAGCTGATCCTACTCTAGCTAGAATGGCTGCTAGTTCTGGTGATAATCTCGCTCGTATGAGACAAGGACTTGCTACTCAACAATTGACTAATAGAGGAGCAATGAATAGAACTAATGCTGATAATCTTGCTCGTATGCATCGACTTGGAATTACTAACGAAATACCATCATTACTTAGATCAGCAGGAAAAATAAGTCCTGAAGTACTTAAAACAATGATTCGTAGAGGTAACATAAGAGAACTTAAAGACACAATGCCCATAGTAAAACAAGGTGCTGAAATAGGTAAATATCTTCCAAGTCTTAAAAATGAGTCGTTAATTGATGCTGGAAACATATTTAGAACAGACTTAACTCCGGGACCAACTTTAGGAGAAAGAAAATCTAAAGCTGGACTTAAAACTACTGGTACTACAGAACTACAGACAACTAAATATGCACCAGATGCATCAGGTAACTTTCAAAAAGAAGTAAAAAAAGTAGGAAGTAAAGTAGAATCAAAAGGTGATACTAAGCAAAATCAAGCCTTATATAAAAAGATAACAGCTGATGTAATAGATAAATTAGGATTAAAAGATCCTGTAGTAATTAGTCATGAGTCTGGAAAACATGCAGTAATAGAACATACAGTAGGTAGAAACCGAGTACGAAGTACTGTAAATTATAACAAAAAGAAACCATAAACTGATGGCTACTTATACCATAGATGATCCTGAAGCTGGTTCTTCATTATCTATAGCTGATCCTGAAGCTATTAATTTACCTACACCTACAAAAAAGAAACGTCCTTCAGATCCGGGAAAACAATTTATTGCTGGAATGAGTGATATAGGAACAAGTATTCCTATGTTAGGAGCTATGATTTATGCCGGAGCTGCTGGAGGATTAAAAGGTATAGGTAATGATAAAGGTTTTGCAACTAACTTTGAAGATTATTAGGAAGTTTTGTTGCACCACCTGGCATGCAGTTTATTGGTGGTGCTAGTAGAGCTGCTAAATTAGCTAGAGGAACATTTAATGTATTAACTCCTGCAGTAAAAATGCCTCTTGGAATTAAAAAAGGTTTTACTACTAAAGCTGGACTTAAAAACTATGGAATGAGATCTGGTGCACAAGCTGGTATAGGTGGTGTTATTGATCAAGGTATACGTGCTTTGTCGGATGATCCAGATAGACCTATGATATTTTCTGAAAAAGCATTAACTGG